ATAGTACCTACTGTGATACGCCATTCTGGAAGCCATGTCATATTGGTAGAAGCAAACTGGATGTTCCACGCCCGACAGCTTGTCGAATAACATCTTCAACAGCGCGAGCTATTGTTTCTGGGTCTCCAATACCTGTATTTACATTTGTGTTGATAGTTACCCCTGTTGGCAGTTGATTACCTGTACCGCTTGTTCCTAAACCAACAGTTGATGGCATTGAAGTGGTAGTTCCGCCAGTAGATGTAATGCCCAAAGATGCGTTAGTTGCCCCTACGAATGGTACAAAGCCACCAAGAGCAGCTTTTTGTGCTGCACCTAAACTGTTAAAGGCTGAAGCTGCTGAACCAGCGAAAGACTTAAAATAGCCTTCAAGTGTATCTAGTTGCGCCTTGACAGACATGAAGTTCCAGTTTTTGAATATGTCGTCAAGAGGCTTGATGCTTGCCAGTGTTGCAACCAATTTCTCAGTATTCTTTTGAGCCTCGTTTAGCATTTTGGTGTATTTATCAATCTGGTCAATGTTCTCAGATTCAATAGCCTGCATCAACTTGAGACGAATACGATCCTCTTCTGAGATTTTACCTTTAAGGGCAGCCTCAATTTGAATCTTCTGTATGTCAAAGATTGACTTAGCCTTAGCCAATTTAAGTGCATCCTGCTGAGCCTTTAATGTTTTTTTATTTGTTGCCAATATGTCATCTTGTTGCTTCTTAGCAGCAGCAGCAGCTTTAATCTCTGCTTGATTTCTAGCATAAGTTCCAGCCGGACTTTTTGAGCGATTAGTCAAAGGTGTTTTTATAGTTGGAATAAGCCCAAACTTAAAATCAACTTGGCTTAAAGCCTGCTCCATAAGTTTAGGAGAAATAATAGTTGCCAATAATTTGGCAAAGAAGTCAATCTTGGCTGTTGCTTTATCTACATCGCCATTGCCCGCAAAAGTAGCAAAGGCATCTACTAGCGCACCGCCAATAGTCTCTGAGGCGTTAGCTGCTGCAACATTGAGTTTATCAATCTTTCCAGCATAAGTATCAGCTGCAAGAGCTGCTTGACCATTAGAAATCTTTGTGATTCTGAGAAGGACTTCTTCAAATGACATGGCACTTAACTGGGCTTTGCTTAGACCAAGCCCATACTTCTGTAAGCCTTTTGTATTGCCTGCGAAAGCCTTTGCAATATCATCTGACACCGAAACGACATCAACACCACTTTGTGCGCTTAAGTCAAGAGCAGTTCTTAACAACTCCTGAGACTTACGAAAATCTCCAGTTGTGGTAAGTAACTTCTGATAAGCAGGACGAAGTTGATCATCAAGAACGCCAAATTGCTTTTCTAAGTCGGATATAAATGTTTTAACTGCTGGGTCAGCGAAAGCCAGACCAAGGTTGTTAAGAGTACGAGAAAGAACCTTTGCTGCTTTATCATCGGCTATAAAAGCATTAACTGCTTGCTTGCTATATTGGGCAAGTTGTCTTGCTCCGAATGCTAAACCAAAACCTTGCGCTAAATTACCAATAGTTTTAGTTAATTTTTTTGCAGCTGTATCAGCTTGGTTGAAGGCTTTTTTGCCAGTATATTCTGCTGCTATGTTAATGACTACGGATGGATCAACGGCCATTATTTTGCTCCTAACGATGCATAAAACTTGTCTCTTGAGTTTTCAATAGCCCTTACAACTGCTGCGTTAGTCTTGCCACCATCTTCTTTCCATGCTCTAAAGATTGCGCGACCCTTCATCTTGCGTGATCTACGACCTGCGCCTGTCTGGTTATTGGCATCTACTATCTGGCCAAATTGATTCATCGCTTCAATAAACATGTCACCTGCTGCTGGATTATTGCTTCTGGATTGCTGCTTAGTGCCAGACCGAATCATCTTGCCATAATTAGATTGACCTGCACGCACTACTTTAGCCATAGGAGCCTGCTCGCGACCATGAGGATTCAAACGACCAGCAGTCTCATAAATTGCACCAGATACGGAAGTATTCACAATACGGGCTAATGCTCTAAAGCCTTTGTCATTAGGTCGGGATGGAGTTGTCTTATATCCAATGCCGCGCTTGGCTTTGCCCGTACTCCATTTACGATCAGTACCCCAAATAGTTGAGCTACTCTTACCCCATCCACTTAGCGGAGATTGAGATGGAATAAATCCTCTAGCTTTAGCTGTAATTGGCTTGAGTAATGAACCTAATTCATTTTGAGTTTCTTTTGCTAAATCTGGACTAAAGTTTTTGATGGCTTTACGAAGTGCGATTGCGCCCCTTATTTCTGTTGGCATCGTTCGTCTCCTTTGCATCATCTCTGAGACCCTGCAACAAGGCTTGAAGCATTATTGGGTCTAACTCTAGCAACTGCTGTGGCGCAACCCCCAACCTAATGCTCAAGCGAGCAATAAGGTAAGTGAATGGGAAATCGCGCCTTAAGACAAAGGGTCAGAGTCCAACACCTCAACACTTTTAAGAGTGCTGATGAAAGTCTCTAACCTTGCATCTACTGGCTCACCTAGCCGTTTAGTGACCTCATGGGCAAGGAAATATATTTGTGTCTGCATTTCTTCTTCTCGAAATGCTTTATGGAAGCCCATTTTGTAATGTTGTTCGAATAGATATTCGATTAGGGGAGTTACTTCCCCTTGCACTACCTTGCCATCCACAAATGTAATTTTTAACTGTGCCATGATTTGCCCCTTTGTTTAGTTGTTTAGAATGTACCTGTGGTTGCTACTGTGATTGCTCCTGAGACCTGAAAAGTCAGAGACTGCATTCCTAGGCTTGCAACATCTCCCGCAATAGGAGTAATTGTATCAACCAAGATTAGCCCACTGTAAAATGGATTAGCAGCTGAACCTGTTGATGACTTATCTAGTGCGCACTTAAAGTATGCATTAGTAGCAAATAGAGTATTGAGTGACTGCAATACAGCAGAAGCTGCATCATCGTTGATCAGATCAACAGTAATGCTGTTATTTTGCAATCCAGCTACATAACGATGGCCAGTATCGCCCATCGCTGTGGTCTCAATCTGATCTACAGAACGAGTCAATGTAAAACTTGTTACGAACGCGCTAAGATCGATTGAGGCAGGGTCTGTTGCTCCTACTTTGAATCCAACCTTATTTACGATTCCCTGTGCCATTGTTATTCCTCATCTTTCTTAGTGACTGGTTTTGGTGCTGTTGCAGTTTGACCGATTCGCACGAGCCATTCTGCGTTTGCTTTGTCGTTATCGGACATGATTAACTCCAACTTGTTAGAATTGATACGGACATCTCGCAACTGAGAAGGTCTCCCGAAGCAGCATTGAGAACGCTAGGTGCGCTTATTGCGCCTACATTATAGGTCAAAGAAGATGCAGCGAGCAGATTAAACACTCTGACTACGAAATCTTCTATGCCATTGAGATTGCCCTCGTTATCAAATAAAGGGGTCGTAATAATTAGCCGAAAATTAGCAAAAGGGCTAATTGAAATCTGAGAGTTATTATTTGGTGTCAAGTATGGATCATCTGGGCTGACAATGACAGAATTGGCCAAGACTGTGGCAGGCGGGAATGCAAAGGTCTGCCATTTTGAGTTATCGACTAAAGCTGTGGCAAGTGTCGTTCTAAGTGTCGTAATAGCAACTGGTGGCATTATCCGACCATCGAATTAGGGCTTATTGCGTGTGTTATCAATCCTCGCACCTTAGCGAGAAGCTGTGCGCTCATTCGGTAAGGGCTTGGCTGGAAATCGACAAGGTTACTGCCTGAAAGGGTCGCAGTACGCGCTTGCCAGATTTCAACAGATATCATCAAAGCTGCATTCTGTATTGCTGTGTCGGTTGAATAATCGGTTGTTCCAAAAGCAACAGTTCCAAAAGGTTGTATAGAATGTTTGCCTTGATCTGCGCCTGTAGCTGCGTATTCGATTGAATAATTATTAACACCTGTAATAGTTTTTGTTCCGTTATACGGACTACCATTTTTAGTAATAATGACGCTTTGGCCTACATAATAATAATCGATTACTTCTGTATTAAAATAAAGGGTTGCCACATTGTTGGCTAAACTTTGATGAGTATTGTAAAGCTCATTCTGCCATAACATAGGCAATAGGACTACATCTGTTGCATCACAGACTTCTTGCAAAGTTGCGTCAGGATACAGCGTACCGACTCCAAGAGTGGTGCGGAGTTCTGCGACTGAAGTAAGTGCCATCCTGATTCCTTTCTTAAGACCCTGAGGGGCAGAGGGCTACTGCCCCTCAGAGCGACTTAGTGTGGTTCTATTATGTGAAGTTGAACCAGTTTGCGCCAGCTGCCAACTTGGTGGCTAGTGCTCCCTGACCAAATAGTAAAATATCTACTGTTCCGTCAGAGTTAATGTTTGTGCGAAGCTGCTGACGAGCAGATTCGTACCATGTGTAAGCATCTGGATTGATTACAACCATTGAATAATCAGTTGTACCTACTCCGCCTGAGCCCTTCATGTAACGAGATACACGAAGATCAAGACCAGCGACATTTCCGCGCAGTGAAGTAGGTGAAAGTGCTCCACCTGCATTCTGTGGATTCGCAGCAATATAAATTGGGCGACCAGCATCGTTGTATGACATGATGTTAGCCCATTGTTCTGGTGTTACAACCATGTTGCGACCAAATCCAAGTGATGCTGAATAAACAGCAGCAGCTGCACTTGAAACATAACTGAGCAAGCCTGTTGCTGAGTTAGCCTGTGCTGTTGCGTTAAGTGTTCCTACGCCTTGAATAGTATTTGTTACATATTCTTCAGTATCTTTTGCGTAAGCGTATTCCATTTGGATAAGAAGCTCGTCAAGAAATGCAGGTGTTGAGTTTGTTAGCAATTCAAGCGTAGTGATTGCACGACCCTTGAAAGACTTCTTTGTAACTGTTATGTAAGATGCTTCGAGTTGTGACTCTGTAACTGGTGCATTCTCATCGATTTGATCGACTAAAGGAACCTCAGTAATCTTTGGCAACTCAAATGTTTTTCCAAATTCTGGCATTGTTCCAGAAGAAATTGAATCAATGAGTGGACGATCTGCATTAGCCAAGAAGTTAAGAAGTTGTGTGCTTTGTGGTGTTGGGATAAATCCTGCACCTGTTGTCTGATCATTGTCAGCAGCGCGAAGCCATTGACGAGCATCTTGATCATCAAAAACATTAGCTTTTAATGTGTTTTCCAAGTAGTTGCGCTTTGTTAGCTCAATTCTTGGCTTAGTGTAATAGCTTGCTGTAACAGTAGGGCGAGCAGCCTCGACAGCCGCAGCTTCTACTGATGGTGTTGCTTCGACTGGTGTGGTATCTTCCACGACTGGAGTCTCGCTTTCTGTAGTTGGATTTTCTTCAACAGGGATAACTTCCTCTGCTGCTATCTCTAGTACTTGAGCTGATTTGAATGCAGGCTCTGAGACTAAAGAAACTTCTTTTAATTTAGCTGCTGTCACAAATGTGTAACCATTTCGAGATGGTTGAGATTCTGTGATTTCCGCCCCGATGCTCAGTCCTGCAACTAGCCCTTCGCTGGCCATAATCATGGCATCTGTACCAGCTTGACTGCGACTCAACTTAAATGTCGCATAAATTCCATCTTCTTTTTCTTCATAACTTGTCATGCGACCTACTGGCCTTGATGTGTCATGCTGTGCTAACAATTTAATTTTTGTGGCATCCACAATAGCGATTGATCCTGCCTCAAAAGCGTAAGAGCCAAGATTTGTGCTGCCAATCTCACCAATGCCATAAGGCACAATCTTTCCAGAGATTTCTCTGCGTTCTTCCGAGCATTCTATTGATGATGCTTCAATGTATAGAGTTTCCATTAGCTGCCGTTCCCGTTAGGTGATAGGTCTTCCATTTGCATTGCTTGTTCAGTTGTAATCAGACCAAGTGCAAGCATTTTCTCAAGTACAAGAAGTCTTTCCATTGGTTCTGTTCTTAAGAAATTATCATCTAGACAAAACTTTACATAATGTCCAGCAGTGCTGACATCATCCATACTGAGCCTAGACTCGATTGCCGAAACATAAGGTTGCAAAGTTAGAGCCACCATTTGTTTCCTCTCGTCTTGGACATTGGCATAAGTCATAGTCGTGTTCATTGAAGCACTAACATAATATGGATCAACTGAACACAGTCTTGCGCATTCAGTCGCTAATCCTTGAATAGCATCTTGATAAGCCATGTCTTTAGGACTAAATCCTGTAGTTTGATAATCTAGAGTTGCAGTTAAGTAAGCAGTGCCATTATTTTGACGGGCGCGCTTCCATGCAGCTAGTAATCCAGTTACTTCAGCAGGTGGAAGGTCAGCTCCCGAGTTTTTGAGGAACCCAGTCGCAGATGGAGTTTCCAGAGCGATACTAGCTGCTCTTTGTGCATTAAGTGCTGCTCTTATAGTTGATGCGCCTACTGCTAAAATGCCTTCATCTTTTTGGAAAGTAATAAGAGACCCAAGACCCGACATAGGTACGGGCTTGCCATCAACATAATATTGTGTTACATAATTATTCATTGCATCTGTATTAAATGTGACGCGATTGTTAGCAACCCATTGTGCGTTAGCCATTCTGTTATCTTCAAGATAAGTCTCAGTAATGAGCCAGTAGCTGACTCCATACATCAATAACGAATCTAGCGTAAAATAAAGGGTCTCAAATCTTGGTTGCGATCTAGAAGGTTGCTCTATCCATCGCGGCGGAGCAACCATTTCTCCAGTAGATTTTTTGTAGTACTCAAGCGGAATTGCAGCAATCGTTCCTGCAATAAGGTCTCTGCATCTTTTGATTGCAGGCTC